CCGCCTTGAAGAAGTTGTTGTGTCGGGATTGGGAGGTAATAGAACGGACGGCCGAGGAATCGCCCAAGGGGGAGATCAGGGTGATGGCCAGCGTCAATTTCCAACTCGGGGTGACGGGGCCGACCCACACGGTCGAAGTCGGTTTCGCCGGTCCAAGGTTCAAGGATACGGAGATCGTCTCCCTGTCGGATACGAACCAGCAGACGTTCGAGTTCGACGCCGACGACACCGTGATGGTGAATCTCGACGCCGACGACGGCGACCTTGAAGCTCAGGAGGGGTGATGCCCGCCATCGATAAACGGCGACCGAAGCCTACGGTGGATCCCCCTGGGGTGGGGGAGTCGCACACGGAGCATTACGCGAACGGTCACAACTGCACGATCCGGGAGACCGGCGACCGGTTGGTCTACTGGGTCAGTTCGCACACCGATCCCCGGAAGTACTACAAGGTCGACCTGGAAGCGAACAGCCACCAGGGGGTGTGCAACTGTCCGCATTTCGAGTTCCGGGTGGTCAAGGCGCGGAAGGAGGGGTTCAACAAGGCGAGGTGCCGTCACATCTCGATCCTGCACGATTTCCTGGCCAAGAAGGTCATCGACGAACTCGCGCGGCAGTACGACAAGGAATACGGGAGGAAGGACGCTTGGCACAGGGTAAACGATTGAGGGCGGTCAGCAAGAAGCGAAAGACCGAGAATGATATCTACCGAGAGAAGCGGAAGACGTTCCTCGCCAAGCACCCATTCTGCCAAGTCGGACGGTGTGGGCGGAAGGCGGCGGAGGTTCACCATACCCATGGGAGGTCGCACCTCCTCAACGACGAGCGATACTGGAAGGCCCTCTGCCGAGGGCATCATGAAAGAACCCATTACGATCCCGAGTGGGCCCGCAGTCGGGGTCTCCTGCCACCCAAAGGAGGATGGTTAAGCAGTGCCGCCGATGACGAGAGCTGAACACAGGTTGTTGCTGGACACGGACGGGTTCCCCTTCGGCAAGCACAAGGGGGTGCCGATGCAGGACGTTCCCTGTCGGTACCTCCACTGGTTGTGGACCGAGGGGGGACTCAAGGATGACGGGAAGTCCGATGTCGCCGATTACATCCGCCGCAACATGACGGCGTTGGAGCAGGAGTGTCCTGACGGGATCTGGTAATGGCAGGGATGTCCCCAACGGCGCGGACGATCAAGTACCTGCGGGACCAGGGTTACATCGGGGATGTCGTCGAGAGGTTCAACGCATACGCGGGGAAGTTCGGGCAGCGGAAGGATTTCCTGGGGTTCGCGGATCTGATCGTCGTCAAGCGTGGGGAGGGGGTCATCGCGGTGCAGTCGACCGGGTCGGCCCATTCGGAGCACGTCCGGAAGCTGAGCGATTCCGAATGCACCACGAACATGGTCGAGTGGTTGGAGAGCGGGGCGAGGGTATGGATTCTGTCCTGGCGGAAGGTGCTTCTCAAGCGCGGCGGCAAGGCGAAGCGGTGGGAGCCGCGCAAGGCGGAGTTCCGGTTCGCGAACGGAGAACTCACGATAGAGGAGAAGGGCAAGGTCAAATCCCTGGGCGAGGCCGAGCTTGAAGAACCCTAGGTTGCGTGGTAGAAAGGTTTCGGAATGTTCCAGAAAGAGAAACTCGACAACATGCCGCCGGCGATGGTTCGCCTGATCGCCCGGAAGCCCGACGGCAGGCGGCGACCGATGACGAACGCGGAGATTGCCGAGGCATCGGGGTTGAGCGAGGATCGGGTCAAGGAGATCAGCATGCTCACGACCTGGGACGACGTCCCGGTCGGGGAGACATACGCATTCTGCTCAGGATGCGGTGTGACGTACCGCAACTACGGGGAGCACCTGTGGTATATCAAGAGGTCCTACAAGGGCATGCAGAGGCCACTGGCGCATCTCAGGAACCTTCCTGACGAGGAGAGGTCCTTCATATCGGACTTGACCCATATTCTGGCCGGGAGGAGTGCGTGAGAACCTATGTGGCTGTATTTTCGAACGGGGGTCGGTGGATTGCCGCTGCGAAGCGAAGCGACGATCCCGAACGAATGGTGATTACGGGTAATTACTACGATAAGAACATCCCCGACGAACTACTCGATATGATGTGCGACCTCTTGGACACATCCGCTCTACGGGTCCATGCCGACTTCTCCTCCCAATAGACGGTCGTGGCGACCGGGGTTGGCTCCGAAAGGGGTCAAGCTCTTCAACAGCAAGAAACGGTTCATTCTGCTGGACGGTCCCCGCAAGTCGTCCAAGTCGATTCACGCCTGCCAGAAGATCGCCAAGCACCTGTACACCACCCCGCAGGCCGTGGTGTGCGTGGTCACCAAACGGACCAGATCCGCGAAGCAGGGGGTTTGGGGCGATCTGACCAAGTTCGTCATCGAGGGGCAATGGCAACGCGAGGGAGGGATTCTCCCCTACGTCATCCCGCCGAGAATCTCGTCGGATTCGCGGCAGAACTTCTTCTCGGTGCGGAACGGGATGGGGGGCACCTCGTCCTGCTTCCTGTATCCGCTACAATTTGCCCACGAAGCCGAATCCGTCTTCAAGCAGACCCGCTTTTCCGCTGCGATGATCTGCGAGGCGGATCTCTGGGGTTCCCGTCAATTATTCGATGCGGTCGCCGATCAGCTTCGGGTCATCGGTCTCCCCTACGAGGCGCACCAGATGATCCTGGACACCAACCCGCCGGTCGACGGGACCAAGCACTGGCTCTACCCGCTGTTCGTCGATCCGACCGTCGAACGGACGGAGGATTTCGAACGAATCCAGTTCCTGTGGGACGACAACCCTTGGCTGGACGAGAAGGAGAAGCAGGACTTGGTCTCCCGATACAAGTCCGATCCTCTCAAATGGCGACGGTACGTCCTGGGGGAATGGGTGATGGGAACGGAGGGGTCGCTTTTCGAGGATGTCTTCCGCCCGGACATTCACGTTGTCGGAGAGGTGAAGGCTGGCTTGTCGGAAGACGAGTGGGAAGTCCTGGTCCCCCCGCCTGGGTCCAACGAACTGGTAACCGGTTCCGACCTTGGTGACGTGAACCACGCGATGGTCATCATCAGCAAGCGGTACGACGAGGAGGGCAATGTCGCGTTCGACGTCATCGACGAAGTCGTTTCGATCAATCACCCGGTTAGCATCGCCGACTTCACCGACCGGTTCATGGCGAAGGTTGCGACCTGGGAGAACTACATGAAGGATAACGGGGTCGACGACGTGAAGCGCGACGATTGGAGCGATTCGAGTTCCTTCAAGTTCTCGGCGACGGCGAACGCCACCCAGGCGATGGTCGTCAGGAATCAGTCCGGAGGCAGGATAATCCTGAACGCCGTCGTCAAAGGAGCGGGCAGCGTCGGCGCCCGAATCGAGTTGGTTCGGCGACTGCTCTTCGAGGATCGGTTGCACATCAGCGTGAAGTGCCCCAATCTGATCGAGAGTATGAGCAGGCTGAAGTCGACCAAGAAGACCGGAGGGTATATCAAGTATTCAACGAAGTTATTACATGCATTTGACGCGCTTAGCTACGCTGTCATAAACAGTGTCCCCCGCGATTTGCAACGCCAGTACGACAATCAGAACCCGTCGACCGACAAGGTTCTGTCGGTCCGCCTGTGAAACCGATCCCAGTCAAACCTACGTTTCGGGAGTGGTGCAGGGTCGCTCCGAAGATCGTATTCGCCCTGTTTCGCGAGTTGCGGTTCAAAAACGCTTGGTACAGGACGCTCTACGCGGCGAAGCTGACCTGGAGGTATCTCCGGAAGCAGGACAAGGCCGAGACGTGGTTGGTGGTGGAGAGGCTGGGGAAATGCGAGAAATGCGCATTCTACGATTCGATCACGCAGACCTGCGGAACGCTAGGGGTAACGATGAAGGAAGATGATACCGGGGAGGTGTTCCCGTTGGGGTGCTGGTGCATTTTAAGTGTAGCAGCCAACATTAAAAGTAAGGAATGCTGGGCGACCGAGAACGGTATCGAGGATGGATGGAAGCGTTGACTTCGGAAAAATAGAGGGGACACTGATTTCATGAAATTCACGTTGAACGCGACCGACTGGAACCTGAAGGCGGATAGCTTCGAGCAAGGTCACAGCATTCACCTCACGGTTCGCGGCAAGGTGGATTCCATCGAAGGCGACGAAATCGTGATCGCCCCCGATCACGTCGGGATCGACACCAACGATGACGGTGATTACCCCGAATTGGCGCCTCCGACCGAGCAGCAGAAGGGTGAGGATGTGTCGATTCGGGTGAGCACCAGCAAGGAGATCAAGCTCCCGCGAGCCGTGAATCTCGCTATCGGGAAGAAACAGGACTGACATGGTAGACCTAAAGTGTCTGGAATCCGCCGGTTACTCCGAGGATTCTCTCAGGAAGAAGCTGACCGGTCCCGTCAAGGCGGGATCGATTGACAAGATGACCGGGGAACCGATCAACGACCTGAGATATTTGCTCAGTTCGCGGATCAGGGAGGGGATTAACCGGTCCCTGATGAACAGCAAGTTCTACTGGGCGGTGGACGAAGCTTTCACCGTGGCTCAGCGCCAGATCTCACCCACGCTCGTAAGGGGACTGCTGACGAATCAGATGTCCTCGGACCAGATCTACAATGCGGCTCAAAGTTGGGGACTGACGGACATGATGTCCCGCGCAGTCGACCCGAAGACGAACAAACCGCTGAAGCAGAAGGACGGCAAGCCGGTCATGCAGCTCGACCTGCCGACTTTCACCCAGGTCTTCGTCCCGCTGGTGGTGTCCTACCTCAAAATGCGGTGGGCCAAGCTGTGGGACGACCGGGATCTGGTCCCGCTCTACAAGTACGAACCTTCGGTGCAAACGATGGCGAACCGTCTTCGGTGCGATATCGTCACCCAGTCGGTCGACCGTTTCGTCGATCAGGTCGGCGTTCGAGCGGTCGAGCGGCAGTCGATCCTCCAGATGCTGATGTACGGCACTTGCCTGAACTTCGCCATCGAACCTTGGTACAAGGAGGAACAGGCAAGGATGAGGGAGGGCGGCAAGAAGACCGAAGTGAGCAAACAGGGGGTAAGGTTTTCGGTTCCGCACCCGACGAGGACTTTCTACGACCTTTCCAATCCTTTGACGAGCATCAACAGCGATAGCGGGGTTGAGTACGCCGGGTACTGGGATGTCTACCGGTGGCATCAGATCGCCAAGAACAAGAAGTTCTGGCTCGACGGGGACGACAGGACGTTCAGCGTCGGACCGACCAATCAGCGGTGGTTGAAGCGGGATGCCTGGGACATCTATCGCAGTCTGTACCCCTGCGTGATTTCGTTCCCTGCCTGCACGGACTGGTCGTCGCGGAGTCTTGACCGCACCAACGAGGCGTTCACCTACACTCTTGGCACCGGGGACACCGGGGTATCCCTGGCGACCACCTACATGAAACTGGTCCCGAAGGACTGGGATCTGTTCGATTACGATCATCCGGTGTGGTTCCGGTTCGTCAACATCCTGGAGGAGTCGATCATCTACGCGGAGCCGATCTGCTACTGCCCGGTAACGGCTTACCAGTACGATGCCGATCAGAACAACTATCGTCCGACATCGTTGGCCTACGAACTGATTCCCTGGCAGGATCACCTCGGAAACCTGCTCTCGCAGTACATCCTGAGCGTCAAGCGCAACCTGACCAATGCGGTGCTCTACAACAAGGATGGTGTGGATCCTTCGGTGGTGGAGCGGTTGGAGAACATCGGCAAGAAGATCTACACGGACATCAATTTCATTCCGACCAGCAAGAAGGAACTCCAGTGGTCGGGCATTCAGGGGACGAAGGAGTTGTTCGACACGGTGAACTTCCCGATGGCCAACACGGGGGAGATCATGACCGGAATCAACACCTTGGTGAATATCATGGAGAGGGTGCTGGGATTTTCCGCCGCCGAAGTGGGGCAACCCGCCGCTCACGAGCAATCCGCGACCGAGGTAGCCACGATCACGCAGAACGTCGGTATCCGCCTGGATCTGACGGGAAGCTTCGTGGACGATGCCATCGCGGCCCGGAAGAGACTGCTCTACGAGGCGATGATGGCGTATGCGGACGACGACGTGGTCGGGCAGGTAGGACTCCAGAACGACGCTACCCTAGCCCAGCTAGAGATGATCGGGTTCTCGGTCGAAGTGGATCCCGACAACCGTACCGCAGGGGTGTCCGGAAAGAAGTCGCTGTTGGATATCACCTCTTTCGAGGCTGGCAAACCGACCGGCGACCGTACTCCCGATTCCAAGATCGCAGTGGGCATGATGCAACTCATGAGTTCGGTGTTCTCCCCGCCGGTGCTCCAGGCCGTCGGCACTGGTCCGCTTATCGAGTATCTCAACCAGATCATGAAGTTCGTGGGAGTGCCGAAGGAACTGCGGTTGGAACCGCCGGCGAACGGAGCGGGGCCGCAGCAGCAGGGGGAACAGCTCATGCAGCAGGTCATGCAGATGATCAAGGCTTCTTCGGAGCAACAGATGCAGGCGATAGCGGAGCTGATTCAGCAAAAAGTCGTCATTCCACAGGCCAAGATCAATCAGCAGCACGGTCAGCAGATCTCTCAGATTGCTCAGGGTTTGGCCCAGATCAACGAGGCGGTTCAGCAATTGATGACCCCGCAGGAGATGCCGGTGCCTGGTCAGCCACAGGGTTTAGTCGTTCCCGCTTGATTTCCTTTCTTACGTAGTTCAACGTCAACGCAGTGGCCATCGTAGCGGAGACAGTCGAACTGATAGAGGGCAAGAGGGACCAGATCAAGACGTGGTTCCTCAATCCTGCGTTCGAGATGTTTCTAAGTTCGTTAGCCGGCGAGGAGGCGGACATCCTGGTCAAGGCGTTGGATCTGATTACGGAGTCCAAGAATCCAACGAAAGGGGACACCGCTCTCGGCGACCAGGAGAGCATCCTGCTAATGAAAGCCGCGAAGCTTCGGTTGGTCAGGACGACCCTGGTCGAATTCTCATCCAAGGAAAGAAAGCTATGGCAGACGAAACTGTACGTGGAGTAGACGGCGATCCGGTCGTTCACAAGGGGGACAAGGGTTATCAGTACAGTACGGTGGTAGTACCACCTGACGGCGGATTGCCCGGAGTCGCCCCTCAACCACCCCAGGAGAAGGTGGAGGAAAGCGACAATCCCGCCGACTCTTTGAAAGGATCGGAGTTTCTGGACAAGGTCTTCGGTCCCAAGACCGAGGAACCCGAGGAACCTGCCGGGACCCAACCCCAACCTAAACCGAGGGGAAGACCGAAGAAGAAGGTGGAGGAGACGGAGGAACCCGAGGAACCCAGCGAGCCGAAGGAACCCGAGGAACCTTCGGCGCCTACTGCGGAGGACATTGCCAGAGCGGCGACCACGGCGGCGACCGAGGCCGTTCTGAACGCCTCCAAGGATAAGGAGGAGGAGGTTCAGGTTGTCCCCGAGCATCCGGAACTCCCGCCGGAACATCAGGAATTCGCGGAGTTGTACGCCGAACTCGCGGAGATGGACCCGAAGAAGTACGGCAAGATCTTCGACAAGATCAAGGATTTCGGAGAGAAGGAAGCCGCTTACATCGACAAGTGGCGCGAAGAGAATCCCGGCGACGACTTCGATTCGGAAGCTACCGAGCACCGGAACTGGTATTCGCGAAACGAATTCAAGATCGACCCGTTGGACAATCGGCGAGCGGAAAGGGCGTTGACCAAGCGGGAGATCAAGCGGGAGATGTCGGAGGAGTACGACAAGGAGTTGGCCCCCATCAAGCAGAAGATGCGGGTGCAGGAACTCCAGGCCACGGTCGGAGCCGACCAGCGCAAGGTCGCCCAGGAGATGATCAAGGCGGTCGTCCCCGACCAGAAAGACTTCACCAAGGAAGCTTTGGACAAGGTTGCCGAAACGGACAAGATCGCCGGAACCACGATCATGGAGGTTGTCCCGGCGTGGATGGGCGTGATCGAGTCGGCGAGACTCCTGCGGGACGAAGCCGTTCCGTTCGACGACACCAATCAGACCCATACGTTCGTCGCGAACATGCTGGGAGAATTGGAGCACAATATCTCCTCTCTCCCTCCCTCCGAGCGGATGCACGGTGGAAAGCAGTTCGCGGCGTTGGCGACGTA